TCGTCATCTGATTCTTCCTCCTCTTCTTCGTCATCGTCTTCTTCCTCTGAACCGAAGAGATCTTCAGCTTCCTCCTTGGTGAGTTTGATAGGAGCAGGGATAATTACTACTGAACCATCTTCGTAAGTGATGATTATTGCACCATTGATTTCTTTTCTGGAAACTTCTTTCAGTTCCACTTCTTTTTTCTTCTTAGCCATTTTCGTAATGTTTAAGTTGGTTAATTAATAAATTTATATCACTCTGTTATAAGTTTCTTGGTTAGCTTAAGAAAACCCTCTAATTCTAATTGAGCATGTGCATCATTATATTGTTTAATGCTATCAAGAGTTGTCTTTAATTCTTCTTGAGACTCAATAGTTACCGTTTCGGTATTAACTACTTGGTCAACCTGATTATAGGTAAGTATCTTAAAAGTCTTACCCATAAAAGGGTTTAGTGGTTTATGTGTAACCAGGTTTGTTTTTGATAATTTATCATTCATTGCTGTATTGAATTTTAGTTATTCCAGGAATACCAACCTTTCCGAATACTTCGGTATAAAATTTGTATTTCCCTTTTTGCATTGTTTTATAGTTATCGGCTAATCTAACTGGGTATACCCAATATTGATTTTCTATCATCCGATTGGTCATTATGTAAGCATAAGCCTTTCGGATTTTTATATTCTCTAAAGGAACAAAGCATTGAAATAATAGAGACTTCTTGATATGCCTTTCTTTGGGCAAATATCCCATAAACCTAATAGATGCCTCATCGAATATTTCAATCATATCCCTTTGTGCTTTGATAAATAGTACTTTCTGTATTGGGATATTCATTTTCTTTCTCAGATATAAAGCCAATGAACCTACCAATGGTGGGTACTGTAAGAATAATAGGTTGAATTTAACCTTCTCCTCTTGACTCAGCCTCTCGTAAATCCTGTAAGATAGAAGAATAGATTTGTAATCTCTTCTGCTTCGTATAGGCGGGAGATATGCCTTGCCGTTGTCCATAGAGTTTGATTGAGTATCTTTCATCGAATGCCTTTTTTCCTTTTGACTTAAAGACCCGGTGCATTTGAACCATGAATCTTCTTCGTCGGTGTTTATCAATCTTATATTCATCTGGTATTATGAATTTCTTTGCCCTAACGAATTTACCCTTAAACCAGAATTTAGTAGCTCCCCTTTTTAAGAGTTTACCATTCATGTCGGATAATTCTCTAATACCTTGTTGCAAGAGTTTCCTTCCAGATATAATATGAATATATTGTAGGACATCTACCCCATATAAGTAAACCAGGGTAACCTTTACATGGTGTCTAGTAAAGTATGGTATACCAGTTAGATGTTTCCGATATAATTTCTTCTCGGTGATAATCTTATTGGTTGTATCTGGTCGCCATGTCCATATATAATATCTATCTGGAAGAATAGGCCCAATATTACTTTCCTTTAGCTTTACCATTGATATTCCTCTTTGCCATCCTATACCAAAGATTAATAGATTTCTCGTTTGCTTCAGGGAACTTCTTTTTCATCCTTCGAATAATTCTATCGATATCAAACCCCTTTGCAGTTAATTCCCATACATAGGATTTCTTAGTACCCTTGATGAGATTAAATTCATCCCTTTCTCTGGGTGGCTTTTTCTCTCTTGGCTTCTTTATCCCGGGAACCCGTTTAGTTCTTCTTTGCCCGTTTTCCCCTTCCTCTCCGAGAAACCCAAGCCTTAATCGTGAATTCCTTAATGGGTCATCCTTCGAATAACCAATCGTTTCCAATTGTTTATCCATCCAATCATCGTACTTATCAATTAAGGATTTATCTGGTCTCTCTTCTGAACTTTGAATGTAATGTAATAAATCAAATACTCCAGCAGAGCAGGCATCTGGAAAAGGCATACCCAGTATAATGGCTTTCCTTTTCAAATCCTTGTAAGTCATGTTTCTCCCGGATGCTCCGAGAAAATTGGATTTCTCTTTGGATGGAGCTTTCAGGTCTTTTCTTTTCTTTTTTGCCATATCTATAATATTTTTAAGTATTCATTAAATTGTATGCAAATATAAAAATAATATTTTAAATAAAAATACATTCTTATTTATTTCTTATAAAAATCCGAGGTTTTTGCCCGGTCCACAGCAGTGGATTTGGGTTTCTTCGGTTTTTTATGTGTGTGGATATTATAGGCCATATCCAATTTCTTGATATTGAATTCTATGTTATTCACAGAATTATAGTTCAATGCTTTTTCCACACAGCATCTGTACTCAGGCCAGAATTTTTGTCCCAGTTTTACAGACTCGGTTTTAATCATAAACTTAGATACCATGAAACCAAAAGTATCGGCATCATCCCGAGTTTCGAACACATACATATAGAATCTACTAAATTCATCGATTACCTCTTGCAATGGTCTTACTGGCAATAATAAGTAACCATCTGTGTATAGTTCTTCGGATATTAAGGCTACCCAGTATTTCTTTTTGCCGGGTTTTACCTTATACCTAAATCTCTCTCTGAGTTTAGTGTGCATCCAATCTGGTACCCTATTAAGTAGGTATTTGATGTATATCTTATCCTTCTTATTCGAACGTCTTTTAAACGCAGAAGGCTGTTGTAGCATCCTTGGTAGTATTCTAAAATTATTCCATCTATCAAATTCAAGAATTAATCTTAGAGTATCTTTATCCCATTCATCTTCTGACTCTTTCAACCGTTTCATATTTCTCTCGATGTTCTTGGTATTTACCTTCGGGAGTAATTGGGCAGAGTCTCCGGTATATAGGCTTGCTTCTTTCCTTTTTAACCGTTTCTCTAAACATCCTTCCATGTAATCTTGAAAGTTTCTTTCACAAGGACAGTCTGGTCGAAAGATAGAAGTGTGTTTCTCAAAAAAATCCGAGAACAGCCTAAAGAATTTCTCTGACCTTTCTCGGATTTCAAGATACTTGTAATGAGACAACTTTAAAATTTCACCAGCTTCCCATGAAGACTTACTTTCTGATAGTTGAAGGAATAAAGATTGTTGTTCTTTGTCTATTAAACAACTCCATGCTTTCTTTTGAGCTTCATTCATAACACTATCGTCTAAAATTAATTAAATTATCTATCGCTTCACTGGTAATCTGATTTGGGTCAAAATCTCCCTGATTAGCATAAAGCTTATCTGGATCATGGTTATAGTAAACACTGTAGATTACATTATCGAATGGCAACCATACTTCCATTCTTCCCATCTCTGGGTAGATAAGTACTTTTACCCTCTTACATAAATGGTCAACTTCTAATACCGTAGCATCTATCCCCTCATATGGATACCCACGTAATACTAAGTAATCTCCAGGGTTTACTTTGACTAAATCTTCAACTGAAAACCTTTTGTTCTCTTTAGAGAGTCTTCTAAATCTCCTTACTTCCTTTCTGCTTGCAGTAGCCACCAATGAAAAATCATCAAAGTCTTCGCCATTATCAATCCTGGCTTTCTTTTTCCTTTGGTGCATTGTCTCTGTATTCCTCAACCAAGTTCTGATACCAGATATATTCCTTCGTAATTTGTTGAGAAAGGGTCTAGAGAATGCAAGTTCAGTTGGCATCTTCATAAAACCATAGTTGAATAATACTGGTACTTCTTCAAATATCATCTTACCTTTTATGGTTTTCTTCAATACACTTACTGTAGGGATAATCGCCTTAAGTTGGTCATACCCCTTTTCCTTGAGTTCTTGATTAATCCTATCGGAGTACTTTCTTTCGATATAAAAGATGCAATACGAATATGGGGTACGTTTCTTCATGGCTTAGGAGTTTTTAAGAATTAATTTTGCTTGCTTATGAATTAACTTATATGGAGTTCTTAATACTTCACTAGCCATAAATACCATAAGAGTATTTCCAGGTACTTGTATATACATTACCCTATCAACGTATTGGGCAATTAAATCTCCCAACTTGATACCTACAACAAAAAAGAATTCCTCTGCAGGCATAGAGTTATATCTCATACAAAGAATAGGCACCTTATTACCTCTCTTTGCATCTTTAGAAGCTTGTTCCCAGAATTTGAGTATATCACAACCTTTGTTACCAAGCAGTATATGTTCAAACTTAATCTCTTTATAATTTTTACACTCAACAGATATCTTACATCTATGAGCATGTCTTTCATCGGTACAGGTAAGGTCTGAAGTAGAATCCTTATTCGAATGCCAAGCTCCTGAGCCTGCCCGATTTCTTTCAAACTTAAACCCGGTCCACTTTGTAAAAAACCCAGCTATTTTCCTTTCAAACTTATTGCCTTTTTTCTTACTGTTCATGATAAATACCTTTTAATCGTAGTATGAGATACTGAATACTTTCTGCCTAATTCTCTTAAAGACATATAATTACCAGTTTCCCATTCTTTACGTATAAATTCACTATCTAATTTGGTTTTTCTGGGTATTCCTTTTAAAGACCTACCCTCCAACACCATTTGCTGAGAATTCTCTTTATGAGTTCCCCAATAAAGATTCTTATAATGATTATTCGTTCTAAGGTTATCCTTATGACATACACAGGGTTTATTATCTTGGTTGGGTATGTAAACCATAGCTACTAACCTATTAATCCTAAAGTGTTTCTTCTTTTTAGAGTTATGTAACTTTACTACATAATAGCCTTTAGAATCTAACCCGAGTTTCTTTTTTCTCCAAGTCCCGGATAATCTAGAATATAGGATACCCCGTTTAGAAATATAATATCCGGGGTACCCATCAATGTTATAGGTTTTCATTTTTCCTTGGTGTTGTATATACCATTATAGTAATTGGTACCTACTAAGGCCGTTGGTTTTTTCCACTTGCAGGATTTTCGTATTACCAAGAGGAAGTGAGTCTAAATGAGTGATTAAGAATAGGGTTTTATCTTTGAATATATGTCTTATCAAGGAAGTTACAACCTCAACGTTATCTGAACTCAAAGATTCAAATACCTCATCTAAGAAAGCAAGATTTATACCTTTAGATGCAGTAAGAGCTTCATTCATTGCAAAAGCCATTGCCACATTAACTAATTGTTTTTCTCCACCGCTAAGTTCATCATAATCAATGATTTGCCCATCTCTTTCAATAAGAGTAACAAATTCTTTTCTAGCAGTTCCTAAATCGATATTAAACTCTATCCTAAAACCTAATACCTCTGAGTATTTATCCAAGCATTTGTTTAAGAACTCAAGTGATGAATCAAATAGATATGCCTTAATTCCGTTATTTCCCAATGGGTCATTGATTAACCAATTGTAATTCTCTAACTCGGCTTCTTTGTTATGAAAGTCTTCATCAACCTTCCGTAAGTTTTTCCTAATCTCCCTAAGCTTTTGTTTATACTTGGGAGACATGACTTTAAGTTTCTCCTCTTTGAGCTTAGATAAATCCTCATCAACAGTAGCAATGTCAGAAGCAATATCATCACATTCAGATTTTAGTTTTCTATACTTATCGTTAACACTACTTAATTCCTCTAACCTCTCTAAAGCCTCTTGATACTCTTTATCATATTTGTCAAGGTCAGAGAATGCCTTATATATTGATTTAGCATCTCGCAATGCACGTTTGTAGTGGCCAGCTTCTAACTGTATTACTAACTCTTTAATTACCTTCTTAAGAGGTACATTAGATAAACTCTTAGCATCTTTTATCTTACCTCTTAAGTCCAAGATTACCTTATTCTGTTTCTTAATCTTTATCTGAATAGAAGCATCTACTTCATCCTTAATCTGTTTCTGTTTCTGTATAAGTAACGAAGTTAGCTTTTCTCTATCTTGCTTTAGTTCTCTCCGTTCTTCTTTTATACGTTTCTTAAAAGACTTTTCCCTGTCACGTAAATCAAAGTAAGCCTCTTTGTTAACCTCTAATTCCCTTTTAAGAATTTGAGATTGGTGTTCTACCTCGTTTATCTGGGCAATTACATTATTCTTATCCTGCAATGCAATGCCTTTGGCAAGGTTTAAGAATTCTAAGTCAAATACTTCTTCGAATATCTTTTTCTTATCCGAATTAGATTCTTGTATAAGTCGTTTGATACCTTGTCCGAACATGATTGAATTCATGAACAGTGTATATGATAACCCTATTTCTCTATTTATTACGTCCTGGATTTTACCTTTCCCTTTTACATCGATAGTATCACCATCCTTGATAATGATAAGCCTATCTTTCCCTTTAGACCCATCATCAAGTAAACCGTCATACTTCTGACAACGTATTACTTTATATGTATGAGAATCTTTTTGAAAGTATACCTGGACTTTGGTACCTTGGTATTCTTTGGGTCTTATCTGTTTCCAGGTGTTTACCTCAGATACACCCTTTAGGTTTTTCCCATATATTGCCCATACCAATGCAGATAAGATAGTTGACTTACCTTTCCCATTTGGTGCCTTGATTAGCATGGTACAAGTGGGGTTTAATTGTAAGTGTAGGGATTCTATTGAACAAAAACCCTCTACATCCATATTTAGGAATGTTAACATGATTCAGCCTTTTTAAGTGTTTCGATTAATAGATTAGTTTTTACCTCATCTTTAATGCCTTTCTCTTTTAGGTATCTCTTTGCTAGAGTTTTCTTAGAAAGTTGCTTAGTAATCTTATGTTTGTTATTAACTGGAGTACTAGCTTTTTGAGGAATTATGGTATAATAATTGCCATCATCCTTGATATCTTCTTCGGATTCTACATCCTTGAATTTTGGGAAACCTTTCAGAGGTACAAACTCCATGGATAGGTCTTCATATATTTTCCAATACCCAAGTTTGCAATTCTTATCTGTTCTTCTCTGTTGGTTAGGAGCCCCAATCATATAAACCTTTTTCCCAAGCCTTTGAGGTTTATGTATATGTCCACATAATACCAAGTCAAACCTATTCAGGGTATTCAGATTTAGGTTCTCTACAGAATCTATTTCCCTACCATCGGTATCCTTTGCTCCCGGGTAATCCGTATGAAGAAGAAGTATATGCTTTTTACTCTTATCTAATTTGAGTTCTGAAAGATACTTACTTATTCCGATATTATTATCAATATATGGAACCCCATGCACTTCTATTTCTTTGTGATATCCGGATAGTATACGAGTAGTGTAGTCTATTATCTCTATACCATATCTTTCTACTGTATACAACCAACTGTAGGGTGGATTACCCACTCTACTTACCTTCTTAATATCATGGTTGCCCGATATAGCATATATCCAAAGACCTCCCAATTTATTGAGCTCATTATAAACTATCTCTGAAAGGTCTTGGTCCATAGTCTCTGCCTTATGAAATAGGTCTCCACAGAATAGAGCAGGACAATTGTACTCTTTACATACTTTCTGTATAATCGACAAAACCCTGAACGAATTCAGGGTCCTGTGGTTATTGTCATTGAACTTAGCCCAGAGATTTATGTGTAAATCTGAGAAAGCTACTGCAATTACATCTTTCATAATAAATGTCCTTTTATCTGACTGAGTCTGGTATTCAAATCCAATTGAGGTATAACCAAAGTTGGTATTTCCCAATCTGCAAGAAGTTCTCCCATCATTCCTGATATATGTACTTGATAATACCGATTAGTGATTCTTTTATGATTATCTTCCATATTCCAATCCTTATAAGTTGACATGCTTAATGGAAGGTATATTGCTAAGTCACATTGACTTCTCATAAGAGTTCCACATTTACAGAAAAAATCTTCTAATTCGCATTCAGGGAGATGTCTATCTTGTTTATACCAAAAGTAAGCAGCTAAATCTGCATAACTACGGTCTGTAACAAATGTTTCCTTATCCCTGAACAATCTATTTCTCAAAGTTAACAGTTGATAATCTGATTGTTGTAAACTCTTCGAACCAAGAGATAATAACTCTGAGTGAGTTATATCTTTAGTAGCGGGGAGTAAATCACTCATACTACCAGAGATAAAAGGAATCCCACAAATTTCTTCTACTGCTTTTGCCAATGTAGTTTTCCCTATACCTGAGGGACCTACAAACATTATTCGTTTTGGTTTAATCCATTCCATCTTGTAATTCTTTAAATGGTTTTATAAATTCATTTGTCAAGAATGATGCTAAAGAGTATTCGATACAAATAGCTTTGAACTTTTCGTATTTGAACTTCCTTTTTGTTTTGATAGGTAACTTGTCAAGAGGATTATGTCCCACAAAATAGAATAGGTCAATCAACTGCCTATTTCTTTCCCATATTTCTAAATATTTTTCTCGATTACCCTCATCATCTAAGAACTTATGTATAGTTCCCTCATCAAGTATCTTCCTTGCTTTTACTGGCCCAATACCTGGGAACCCTGGAATATCATCGGATGTATCCCCAACCATTGCAATGTATGATACAGTTTCATGTGAATGATAACCAAATAGTTTTTTGCAATTCTCCATCCGAATCATCTCGTCCTTCCTTGGGTTGTATATCCGAAGATTATTACTTAGCAACTGGTTAAAATCCTTGTCCGATGATATAAGTATCATCTTATCGGATTGGAATTTTTTAATTGCAAGGTATGCTAAGAAATCATCTCCTTCATATACTGTAGATTTTCTTTTATCGAATATATAATTAATTCTTAGCATACCCAATAACTTCATGATAATTACCTTTTGACTTTGCAATGATTCGTAGTCTACAGATATATTCTTTCTGTGTCCCTTATAATTGGGTAACAGCTCCATTCTCAAAGGTGAATGCCCATTATCGAATGATATATAAACATCATCTGGTTCGAACCGTGTAAGATACATGTGAAGTGATTTGAAAAATCCGAAGATTGCTCCACTTGGTTTACCATCAGTACTCTTAAGTTTTTCGAACTTGTGAAAAGATTGATGGAGAATATTCTCCCCATCAATCAATAATATTGTTTTCTTACTCATCGTCTTCCTCCTCGTCTTCCGACTCATTAAATGATTCATATTCTACTCCATCTACTGGATAATAATTAGTAGTCAGAGCTTCTAACTTCTTTCTAGTGGTACCGATGGTATTAATATCAGCTTTACGAAGTAACTTACGACGAAGGTCATCATCTTCCTCAAGAAGCTTTTGGAATTTCTCTTCTCCTCTTGCAAGGGTTTTACCTTTAAACTTATAAACCCCACCTGAGGATTTTTCGATAATGTCGTTCTCTACTAAGACGTCTTCGAGTCCGAAGCATCTATCAAAGCCGACTTCATGGAATTTAGGATTGAAGTATACCGGGCATTTAGAGATCGTTGGTCTTGGAGGAGCCACTTTATTCTTAATAAGTCGAATAGTAACGAGTTTGCCTGCTTTTCGTTCTTTACCTTTTTGCTTAACAGTAATGCTTCTACCAGAATAGAACGCAGCCCGGATTGAAGCATAAAACTTGAGTGCTGCTCCTCCAGTAGTGGTTGTATTATCTTTTCCAAATCCGACATTGAGTGCTGTTCTTAATTGGTTAATGTATATTTGACAAATTCCGAGTTTGTAGAAAAGTTCACTCCTGATACGGAAGTATTTATAAAGAGCCTTTGCTCTACCTCCCATCTCTGCTTTACCCTCTGCCATTTTAGCATCTATGTTATCTGCACAGTCCATAGCAGCAATAGAATCGATTACTAAGAGTATCGGTTCATTATTAGTTAACTGAGAACGAAGGTATATTGCTAAGTCTGCTACTGCATCCGATACGTACTCTATACGGGTATCATTAATGCAAGTTACCTTAGTTGGGTCTACACCATTAATCTCTGCCCAGGAATTCATCCAAGATTGTTCGGCATCTACCCATATTACGTGTCCACCAAGTTGAATTGTAGAATATGCAAAGTTGTATGCAATAAGAGACTTACCTGAAGATTCTTCTCCAGCAATTTCAATGGATTTTCCCCAGGGTATGCCCCCTCCGAATAAATAGTTGAGAGCAAAGAATGTTGAAGGTAACCATAAACCTGTTTCCTTAGTTTCTGATGCTACCTTAATCATCCCACCATATTTTTTCAATATCTCATTTTTGGTTGGTACTTTTAAACCTACCTTTGTTTTCTTTGCCATAATGTATTCTGTTTAAACTAAAGAAGGTGATAACAGAACGAATCTAATTACCACCTTCGAATGAAACCATATTTACTAACCCTTAAATATCCGACTTATATTTTTTCTTCTTTTTCTTGGGTTCATCATCTTCCATGTAATGGTCTTTGTGAATACCCTTTTTCTTTTTCTTCTTTTTAGGTTCGTCATCTTCAGAGTCATGGTCCTCGTTGAGATACTGTGCAAGTAGTTTCTCAAGTTCATCATAATCTTTTATCTGAGAACGAACGATGTTTTCCAAGTCTACGTTACCTTGGTATTTCTTATCCAACTTAGTTGGTTTGCAAGCACGGACAGAATAGGTAGTGTCTAACTTACCTGAACCAGAACGGATGATTTTAATATCGTATCCAGTTCTTGGGTCTGTCATATCACCAGCCTCATCCTCATCAAGGTAAAGGTCAATTATATCCTGATATACTGAGCGAGGTACTAAAACTCCCTTATCTTTCCCGTCGTAATCGAATTTAGTACCCTTTTCATCAGCATATACTGGTCCACCAATAACGTACCTTCTTCTTGGTACAAGGTTCTTTGCAAGTTCCTTGTCATCCTCATCTTTAGAATTTTTCAGTTCTTGATACTTTTCCATAAATGGGCAAGGCTCATCGAAAGTAGCCGGAGATATAACTCCTCCCAAATTGCCACCCAGGTAGAATTGAATAATTTCGATACCCAATTCTTGGTCATCACCCGGAGATTTAATTCTCATCCTCAGAGTTCCCTCTTTTGGATATACTAACCCACTACCATTTCCCTTGGATTCTAGCTGTTTCTTTCTAGCTAGCATCTTTTCCTTTGTAGAAAGTCCTTCTGAAGATACTTTCTTTTTCTTTTTGTCCTTGTCTTTTATCATAATATTTGATTGTTCGGTTCTGAGTATACTATCTCATTCATAGACAGTACCGTAAGATTGTTCTTCTCCAAAAGCTGTTGCAATGCCGGAGATAATTCATCGGTGGGGAATTCAAGTTCCTTGCCTGCATACAAACCATAGGTAACGATATTACCAATCTTTACCAAGTCCCGGTAGGTTTTGTATTCCTCTGTAATTTCTCCACTCTTTACTACCACTCCCTTACGAGGTACTCCCTCTTTTACTTGCTCCGGGATAATGAGCCCAGATTTGGTTTGGTTTACTTCTTTTGGTGATAAGATAAGTACCCGATTTTCGGTTGGGCATCCCGGTAATTCTTGATTGAATTTCTCAGCTACAAGAGTTGAGATAAATGACATTGAATAATTCATATTCTAATACTGTTTTTAAAAGTTAATAATTGTTTATAGTTCAATAGGTTATCCCTTTCTAAGGTTTGCATTAATAGTTCTTAGTATATTTTCGCGTGATTCATAAGCTCTACATATACTGATGAACTTATTTGCTTTCTCTACTGCTTTAAGATATCTTTCGCATATAGAGGCATACTTCTTATTAAGGTTTGCCTTATGAGATACGTAATCGTTATTCCATCTCTCGTTAGCATCTTTATAATATATCCAAGCTTGGGAATAGGCTTCTTCCTTTTCCCTTGCTAGTAAGTCCCTTTCCCTTATATACTTATCTCTCAGTGAGCATAAGATATAATAACTAGAGGGAGAATCTCGTAGCTGAGAATTGATAATATTCTCATTGATAGATAATTCCTTTTGTATATCTATCTCGATTGATTTACCCTCAAATTTCACCTTCAGTTTCTTCAGTTCTATCTTCATGGACTTTCAGTAGGTTTTTAAAATCTTCTTTACTGTATTTGCCTTCTTGAATTGCCTTTGATACTTGAGCGAATGCTGCAAAGTAGGCCCTATCTAAACCTGGTAAGTGTAGAAGAGATTCATATTTACCTATTATATCAACTAAAGCTTTAAACCTTAAGTCGCATAGCTCATCTGAACCACCCCTATCTACTAATACAAGAAACGTAACCCAGTATATATGAACAGCATCTTCATAAGCTAACTTGGCTTCATCATCGTTACCCATTACGTTAAATGCCAAGTCCTCTAATATTTTTAGATTGCCTTGCAATTGACCTATTTGTTCTTTTACTCGATTGAATAACATTTTATCCCTACCTGCTAACTTTAAGTTAGCTTTTGCCAGATAATCGAATAGCCCATCTATTGAATATACCAAGCATGCCGATATCATATATGTTAGGGATGATAATCTGTTGGCATCTAGCCTTGCTTTTTCCGCATTCGTCATAGTCTCATAATTTTATATTATTTATGTAGACATAGTATCCTCTTTCCTCAAGTTGGTAGTTGTTTTTGCTGAATCTGAATGCTTTAAGCTAATTTTACAATTTGGGCAATGTACTACTCTAAAGATACTATTGTCAGCAACATTATATACTCGTTCTGTTTCACTAGTATCATATTCAAATTCGCAATCACAGCAAGGACATTTAGCTCGCCATACCGTGGGCCCGTTCAAAATCTTTTTCATACTTCTTTATTTGTTTATTAAACCTTTCCTTGAATTGCTTGATGTGAATATGCTTATACTTCTTATGTTCTTCCATATATTCCTCAACTGAGAAATCTGGTTGAAGCATCTTATTATAATCATACCCAGGAATAAATGGTAATTCTTCTGCCATTGACCTACCAATAGTAAAGTCCATATCCATATCTACATCATCTACTTGGAAACCAAAGTATTTCTTTGTACTTGGATTACGTAGAATATTCCAGATAGTATATACTGTCCAGGTGTTTATATCTTGTGGCTTAGAATACATATAAACAGCATCATGAACTGTACAAGCTTCTTTCATCATTGGCAATTTCCCTTGTCTCATTAACCAGTATACAAGAATTGCTCCAAAGTTTGTCATATTTGCTGCAGCACCCTGACAAGGGAAATTCAAACCTAATCGGATAGCATAAGCAACTTCTTGTTTATCGTTAGAATATATCTGAGGTAATCTTCTCTTAGTTCCGAATAATTGGGTATAATACCCATTCTTACGTAAGAACTTCTCTTGCTTCTCTTTGAACTTAAGTATCTTTGGGTGTTTCTTAAAGAATTCATCCATTTCCTTACGAGCTTCTTCTTTCGAAACTATAATACCAGCTTTTGGGTCAGATAATTTAACTGCTAGAAGATCATCACCAATACCATAGATAAGTCCAAAAGCAATTTGTTTAGCTTGCTTTCTCCTTACCTTCCATAACTTATGGTCTGGGTGTGATTCATCCTCATATATTTTAGAAGCTTCCTCAATGGGTACTCCATACTTTGCTGCTGCTATACCAAGGTGAGGATCTACTCCCTTGGCAAATGCTTCAAGATAAGTTTCATCACCAGATAAGTGAGCCATCATTCTTAACTCTGCTTGAGAGTAGTCGAATGCCATATATAAATATCCGGGAGGAGCAACTAATTGTTTTTTGATATTGGGGTCTACAGATGTCTTTGGTATCTGCTGCATGTTTGGGTCTGCAGAACTAAACCTATTAGAGTCAGTACCGTGTATATTATATCTACCATGTAATCGAGAGTCATCTTGTACTTTCTCCCACCATCCGTAAATATAAGTCTTATACATTTTCTCTAACCCTCTAAGTTCCAATAACTTGTCAAGGAATATTGCTTTTGGTGATTCTGGGTTTTCTACCTTAAGCCTGAGATTAGTTAAAGTTTCCTCATCCGTACTGGGTTTACCAGATTCATTATCCTTGATTACCTCAAAATTAAACCCATGCTTTGAATACATGAGTGCAGGCAAATCAACTGGACTACCAAGGTTAATTGGTCTTATCAAATCCTGTTCCTTTTTAGTTGTAAATATACCTGCCTTGATATTAGATATCTTCTGTTCCCTTGATGCAATCTTTCGTTTGTCTTTTGGGTCATTATAATCTAACTCTTCAAGTTCTGCTTGGATAGCTTCTATGTACTTATCAATCTTAGCCTGGTTAAATCTCTTTTCGAATTTCTTAACTCTTGGCAAGTCATATATTGCTTGTCTAGCAGCATCAATCTTTGGTTTATATTCTTCCAGAAGCTTTTTATTGAACTCAGTATCTACATATAATCCTTCTTTCTCTACGGAAGTAAGTACTCGAGAATTACACATAAATAAATTACGAAATACTGAATACATTCCCAAGTCAATTAACTTCTTCTCAAAGAAGAGCATTAATCTCAAAGTATAATCAGTATCTTGACATCCATAATGGCAAATTGGGTCTAATTCTTTTTTATCCCAGGGTATCTTATCGAAAGCATCCTGCTTTTCATAATTACCATATTCTGGCAAATACCTTCTTACCATTGATTTTAGGTCATGTGGTTTTTCTTCATTGAGTACGTATTTTGCAAGCATACCATCTAAGCAAGTACCCCTATAGAATATCTTATACTTCTGATTTATCTGGTCATCAAATTTCCAGTTCCAGGCAACCTTAACTACATCGTAATTTTCGATTACCTCTTCCCCAAACTTCCTTAACATCTTTTTCCAATTCCATCCTGGAGCAGTATACTCTTTAGTCTGAAAATGGTCTAATGGTATAGAAGCACCAAATCCTGGCATCCAAGATACTGATAAGATGGTTGGTTTAAAAGATTTGTTGTATATGGGTTCTGCATTTGTTTCATAGTCACAGCAAGCATAACCAGTTGCTATACAACAAGCAATAAGTCGTTTGAGTTCTTTCTTGTTTCTTATTATCTTATATCTTGTCTCCATAATTATAAATAGAAAAAGGGACATACCTACCAGTAGCAGATACATCCCTCTTAATTAGTATTTATCTTGTAAATCTTCCAGATTAGAGCTCAAAGCTAACCAATCCTTCTTATAAGCATGGAGAGAATCGATGGTATGATACAAATACCCAGGTTTAATTCCAACCTCTTGAGCAACATATTCCATAAGTCTCCATGCAAGGTATACGTCATTACCAAAGTGAGTAACAAAATCTGAACTCCTTTGGTGATAACAAATATGTAATACCTTTTCTCCCTTACCATTCTCTCGGATAAGGAAATCATAATACATAGAACATGGGATACGTTTGCTACCATCGAGATATCTTAAGTCTGAACCAAAGAATATTGGGAGTACGGCTTTCCGAGTATCACTATCCTTTTTAAGCAATTCGATAACCGTTTGTAGATGATATTCAGAATTGAACGGTAGTTTACCACCAACTGGGAATTCTTTCCAAATTCTCTCTGGGTAGGTATAATCAAACTTACCATCTACCAAGAACTGTTCCCATAAATCCTTTCTCAATTTCCAAGCTTCTCCTGGGTTATAATCGTACCAACCAATTCTTTCCTTAAGTTCGGCATCTGCCCATTCTTTTGACTTTGAAAATATAAACAACCATACTGGGTCTCCCAAGGATGTCAAGCAATATTGTTGGCAAATTACTTCCTTGGTTATAAAGTCATCATTACCCTTAATGACTTTATTCTGATAGGTCTTTGGTTTTACAGTTTGACCATAACTGTTGAGCTCTCTGCCCAATTCGGACATTAGCTCGAATGAATTACTGAATATTCTCATTGTTCTTCTGTTTTAAGAGTTTCTTCTTATATGCTTTTCTCTGAGAGTAAGAGATTACATTCTCTGGGTACTCAATATCTTCATACTCGAGAAGTAATTCTTTTGCTTTCATTGATTTATATGTTTCCTCATATAAGTCTGGTCTGAGTACTTTGAAACTTCTAAAAAATACCTTGAAAGATGAGAAGTCTTTCTCTTGGCCATTCTTAAATTTCTTCCATATCTCTTTTACCCTTTTATTCCAAGCATTCTCTTCTGCCCCTTTGAGTACTTTCTTCAAGGGTTTATGAGTATGATACATCAAGAGGGTCTCTACATTCCCGTACATCTGTGTCGCAAATAGGTTGATTTGTACTGACTGGTCTGGCCCATACACATATTCTGCCATCCGTTGAATCAATAGGAAGTCGAATATCAACCGCTTGGTAATTTCCGAAGCCCTGATTACCATTGTAATAACTGGTATGTCTTCCCCAAACCTTTTCGAAAATGTTGCAGCTATCAAACATTGTTTTCCATTATCATGATGATTATTAAACATATAGGTTATATTGTAATTCTGATTGTACTTATTTCTCAGTACTCTCAGTTTACTACGCAACAAGTCAAGCTTATTAAAATCTATGTAGTTATTCAATAAGCTAGTCCACTTAGTTTCTTTGTAATTGAAACACCTACCATAATCAAATTCGGGGTCTACCCAAGCCTTTCGTATTTTAATAAATACGTTATATACTACGGCTACCCCAGAATTTGCTATTGCCCCTTTCTCAAAGAGAGCTGGGTCTAATCGAAGGAATCCTTCATTTAGTTTTTCCCATGCTTCTTGAGATGTGGCGAATTCTAACGAATGGAGGAACTCCTCCGCATTAAGCTGAAGCCCCTCTAATTTCTTATTCCATCCACTCATATCAATAATTGGTATTCTGTCTCCAGAGATTTAACCTTTGTTTCTTATAGAATAACCTAAATAGGTTTTCATCTGTAAACCCATTCAATGCAAGGAATCCCATATACAAGTAGAATGATTTTACCAAAGCCTCCTGATAATCTAATTCCTTAGTCATCACCTGAGTTTGTTTCCAAGGCCTTGACTTTAATAGGTTTCTTGCCTTGTTCAATTCGTATATAACATCGAACAAGTGTAATTTCTCATCCTCATGTAGTACTTCGTTCAGATTATGGAATCCTGGTGTATATTGTATCACTGATTCATAATTCGGAGTATGAGATGGGTGAATTACACAGTACCCAATCCTTTGCCCAGGATATTCGCTCTCTCCTGAAATTAATATTTCCTTAACTCCAATGGCCATTACATCAAACAAGCTCTTTGCATTCTTATAGCTAAGAATATCTTCAGGAAGAATATTTGAATAAGCTAGAAGAGTAATATAGAAACCAATTGCATCAGCCTGTTCCTCATTTGCATTAGCTAAATGATTTAGTACTTCTTGATACTCCTCTTCGGTGAGATTATCAATATTCCAACCATATTTCTTAGTGAGTGTTACAGCAGCATCGGTTGATTCAAAACCTTCGGTGAGTTCTTCAATAACTCTACCAATAAAGTCCTTCAAAATAACTTGGCTTTTTGAGTTATTGATATCCAAAGGATATACAGGTAATTTTTCTATATTCCTATAACCTTCGAATTGCTCAATGCCAAGCTTATAAATTTCCTGGAGTATGTTTCCTTGTGATACCTCAGGTACTGCTCCTTTTATATTCCTGATATCCAAAATCTTTAATTTTTATAATAAATACCTTTAAGGTAATTACCAATCGTAGCATTACTAACTCTCAACCTTTTAGCTATATACCGATTAGTATTACCTCTTAACTTAAGTCTATCTATACGCCTAACTTTGCGTAAACTAAGAGAAGCATTTGGTGATTCTATACCAAATCTATGTACACCATACATAGGATTATCTTTACCACTTACTTTTAACCTACCCTTAGATATGGCATCCCTTACATTATCTTTCTGAGTACCCCACTTAAGATTACTTACCTTGTTATTCAAAGGGTTGTCATCCAAGTGCATTACTACTGGTAAATTATTAGGGTTAGGTATATAAGCTTCTGCTACTAATCTATGTATTTTCACATTCTTAGATAAATTACCATTACGTAATTTAGTACGTTCGTATCTCTTATGGTAAAAGGTTTTCACTGGGTGACCCTTATTATAAAGTTTACCCTCTTTAGATATATGATAACCTGGGAATCCCGGTATATTATCTTCCATAGTTATCTATCTCCTGTTGAACCAAAACCATTTGCTCCTCTACTTCCCCACATTTGAGATTCAGAATAATACTCCTCTTGTTGAATCTCCTCAGGCTCGGTAAGATATACAGGAACATGTATAAACTGTACAACCTTTTTCCCAGCTTCCAACCTAACAAGATAATTAGAGGTATTTACTATCCCAATATGTACTTCACCTACATAGGGAGAATCTACAATCTCGGCAGTAAAAATAAGACCTTGATTTGTAGAAATACCCGATTTGTTTGAAGCCATAAGCATAGATTCCCTTGGTTCAATTAATACCTTGATACCTGATGGGATTAGTACTCGGCAATGGGGTGGTATTTCTATTACCTGAATATGATTTGTGTTTAAATCACAAGCATACCGAATTTGCTGTTCGGTATTTACCGAAGTACCCATCAATTCTATGGGTGTAAGGTTAGTTGGGATGTAAAAATCTAAACCGGCATCTCCGGCATTGCCTCTTGAAGGTGAGGGAACCTCTCTTACTTTTGTAAATCTTAATTTGTTCATACGTTAATTCCTATTTTAGTTAGTAATTGTCCAAAGGTTAATCCTCTTTGAGGAATGATTCCGAGTGAATGGCAGATTCGGTTAACATCCTTTTCACCCTCCATACAAATCTCAGAGAGTACATCATTCTGTTTTACGAAATAGTTTGGGTTGTTAAGATATATCTTAAGCATTGCCCATATCATATCAAGCTTTTTCATTGCACTCTCTATAAAGTTCTCTAATACGTTTCTTAGGTACTTCGAATTTCTCAACCGTTTTTGAAATAATCTCTTTTCTGTCTTTCCCTTTCCGAATCAAGCCTCGGATGTATTTCTTGATACCAACCGTGTCTTCTAATACATCCAAATCTTTGTATTGATTTCTCTGTTCTAACTCTTTCCTTGTAACGTTCAGATTCTGGGACATCTTGAACGCACATAGTTCTGAATCCCCACATAGTTTACATTCTTTAGTTGATAAATCATACCCAATACCAAAGCATGGGTCTCCATTAGTACCAAGCTGAGATACATCCAAAGGAGTAAGTATATCCTGCTTAGATAGGTCTGGTAGTTGTTTCTTTTTCTTAGCCATTAGTCATCTATTTTTTTTTCGTTGATGTATACACTATCGAACTGTTTCTCATCCATCTGTAGATAAGAAAAGCCGATATTATTAATAAATAGTTCCCTGAGTTCCTCTAATTGTTGGTATGTACCATCCTCTGAATCTTGACATACTTTGATTATCAGACCTGAGCAGAAGTATAACTGAAAGTAATAAACCGTAGTTTCTACGTTAAACCGAGTACTCTTAATATCAGTAATCCATACCAAGTCCCTACAATTGAATACATTAGTGGGATTAGTATTTACTGGCTTAGTAAACCATTTTATTATTCTTTGTAATATCATAATGAATCTGTTAATGGGTGTTCTGTATGCCCATCTTTTTTGCAATGAGGGCAAATATAATAATCAATGAAGATACCTCGTGAATAATTTCTATTCCACTTCTTTCTATGTGCTCTCTTTTTACAGAAGTCACATTTCCAATAAGTATCAAGGTATATCGAATATCCTATTAGGAGTATTCCTATAATTATAAAGTATTTCATATCTTAATGCCTTATGTCCTTTATTCGTAATATACCTTTCCTCCTACGGAGAAAAAGTATATACTCATAGTACTTCTAGTTAACTGTTAGTAAGGCTATGGTTAGGATGTTTCTTCCATAGCGTATCTAACAATATTACTTTTAGTTCTTGTCTCTGATAATACTGCTTCCTATGTTTACCATGCCTATCTAAGTAATTGCCTGGATAGTGAAGGTCATCGAGATACACTCGAGATTTCGATTCATCGGTTCTTACCAAACGACCAAGGAACTGAATTGATTTTTCCTGGCTATCCATGGATGCAGCATTAAGTAGATACCTAAGCTTAGGAAAGTTTTTACCTCGAGCAATGATTGTAGTTGATACCAAGATATCTATCTTGCCTTCCCTAAAATCTTTCATAATTTGTTGTCTCCTTTTAGTGGGAGTATCAACATGCACATAGGCAATATTATAGGCATCGCCCAGTTTCTTTTTAAAGAATTTATATAGATTTTCACAGTGTGCAATATGCTTGCAAACTACAAGTGCAGGATATCTGCCATAGGATAAATTCCACTTTAACCGAGATAAAGCCATCTTCCTTGCTTTCTTATTTTCGGTAATGGTATCATCGTATATTTCCTTATAGGATATACAATCTGATTCCCAATTACCATACCAGGGTTTACCAGGTACCATCTTTACGATTGTTTTAGTAGAATAACCTTTTCGAATTGAATCCTTAAGTTTAAACTCAGCAAGTACATTACCAAAGAAACAACGTAGGTTCATATTCTTAACTCTATCCTTAGCAAGCTTACTCATATAAATCGTACCAGATAAACCGATACGAACTCGAGTATTAAAGAGACGAGTAATTACATTCTGATATTGCTTACTACCTCCTTGGTCAGCCTCATCAATAAGTACCATATCAATCTGAGATAATTCCTTTTGATAAAATCTCATGTTACGAGAAATAGATTGAACCATACCTATGGTGAAGTTACTCCAATTTAAAACTTTGCCTTGAACGAATGTGATATTCTCTCCCGGGAGATATTGCTTGAATTCTTCTCTAGCTTGATTCAACCAGTCAGAGTCATTAGTTATTAGCAAAGTCTTTAACTGCTTCTTATAGGATAGATATAAAGACGACATGATAAGAGTTTTACCTGCATTAACCGTATAATCTAAAACACCAATCTGAAAAGGTTTACCTCCTATGGTATTACTGATTATTGCCTTGACAGCTTTCTCTTGTTCAGGTCTTAAAATATACTTACCTATCTTCGTAACAACTTTACTGACTTTAGGTAAGGGTTGTCTCATATCTACAACTTTAGGTTTAATCCCATACTCAATACATTTCTCATATATCAAAGGAAGTAAACCTATTTTAAATTGACCAGTCTTGGTAATATAATGTATCTTACCATCCCAGTTCTGCATCCCTCTTTGCCTTGTACGTAAGTAGAAGGCATTGGGATGTCTTATTGCAAACTCTTGGTAGAGTTTCTGTGCGAACTTAAGAGGTAAGTCCAGTTCGCACATATTCCCATTCTGAATTATAATCTTACTCATTACTTAATGATTACCGTTACGCCTTTAGATTTCTCTTTACCAGAAACTTCCTTTAGTAATTTTACATGATGTTCTTCATCGGCAATCAGCTTCTCAAGGAAGTAATTCACATCATCATAATCTTTACGGTCTTCATACTGTTGGATAGCTTTCTGAATCTTTCGATAGTGAGCTATAGTTTCCATCTCTGAACTTAAAGCAATCTTCATTGCCTCTCCCCAAGTAGAACCAATCCCAATATTGGGGTTGATACTCATGGTAGAGTAATCTTCATAGGGATCTGCCTTCTGTAGAAAATCTGATATCTTATCGAGATGTCTCATTTCTACCAAACCAATACCCAACATCAGTTCTGAGATTTCATCAAACCGAGAAGATTGCTGAGTGTACATAATAATTGCACTGAGCTCAGAGAATGTAGCATTCTTCCAGATTACATAGAACAGGTTAACTATCTCATCAGGCCAAGGTTCGATATCCTTAAAATCTGGATATTCTACTGACTGATCTGAATACTTGAGGACATCAATAAAAGCATTAGCTGCATCCTCTACTCGATTACCTAAAAATTGTAAGCCTTTCATATTACTTTCTAATTTTATCCCAAAGAGAACCCTCTACTTCAGGTTCTGCTTCAAGTGATTGTTTATTTTTATTCTTATATAAATACTTGTTGTATCTTTCTATTGCTTTCTCATTATACATCTGACTGGGTTCAGGTAACCCATTGCACCATGCAAGGGATTCAAATTGAGCATCGATGAACCAAATAGAGTTCCAATCTCTTTCTCCCATAAGTTTACCTAACCTCATGAAGTGTACATACTTCTCTGGTTGGTTTTCATAGGATTCATAAATACCAGTAGCATTAGCTATCTTCTTAATAAAGTAATCATGAATATCCTTAGTATAACCTGGGTCATTGTCTTCGGCTAATTCCATTTCAGCACTTACTTGATTGGTAATGTTGTCCTGCATGGATATTAACCTCTGCATTAGGTTCCGATAATCGGTCATTCTCTTTAACCCAATCTCTATGTATTTGATAAATCCTTCTCGGGTATCAAATTTAAAATCTTCACAGAAGGTATTACATATCTCTGCAAGCTTTTTACAATTTGCCCATTCTCGAGAATTACTTTCGTTTATTTTACGAACTCCCCTATGCTTTAACTTTATACGAGTTGCATATAAAATATCAGCAACAAGGGCAGCATCTCCTTTAGATGCTAGTAATATGTTCTTAACTCGCTTAGTATTCTTATTGTTAGAAACTAAAACTGCTCTATGATTTATTGCCTCTTTACGTGCAATAACAAAAAAAGCCTCAACTGGGAAGTTATTTACCTCTAAGGTATTTAGTATTTCCTCGAATTGAGACTTTGTAATGTGAATGCTTGGTTCCCTCATTTCTTCTTATATTCTATTAAAGTTAACAAGCTGATTATACAGAATAGTGACCAGATACCTATACCAATATAACCTAAGGTTCCATAACCATCTAACCACCATATAACTACAAATATTACGATAATTGCCAATACTACTAATACAATTCTACTGGCATTATGAAGCCAAAGTTTTATAAATCCTTTCATATTCTTATATATTTATATAATATAATTTATATATTTATATAATATAATAGGAACTCCCTAATCCAATGAGTTTCTGAGTTTCACAAGTTCTTGATAACTTTGGTACCTGGTATTATAAATCAACTTTAGAGTTTCTTTCTTACCCAAGTCGTTTACATCTTTACCGTCTGGTAAAAACACCACCTTGACTTTTTTGTAGTTAATAAGCTTGAGACCCAAGTTGATGGCATATTGCTTGGCATCTGGGTCCAACAGTATAATAAATCTTTCGCATTGGGATTTAAGTAACTCATTGACTTGGTAGGCACTAATAGCTTTACCCATTGTGGCAATGCCTCTATCCCCCATTGTGAGAGCATTAAGTGCTCCCTCGCATATGAATACCGACCTATACATCTCCAATGCGTCATGATTAAATATGATGAATTGCTTTCCAAGACCCGTGATATCTTTGTCAGGGTTGTTATATCGTGGTCCCTTACCAATGACGTTACGGGCATTGTAGTATTTAAGTTGTCCTTTATAATAGAACGGGATAATGAGATATCCATAGAATGGTTGAGTTGTGCCATAGCCAATGCCATATCTCGAAAAGCTGCCGATATCGAATCCACGCTTTTTAACATAGCCTCTGATGCTTTTCGCAAGTTGGCTTTTTCCCATTGAGATATTTCGAAACCCCTCAGGTAAATAGATTGGTTTTCCTTCGGCAAGTTCGATTTTCTCTTCCTTGAATGTAAGTTCATCAAATTGTCCATTGTTCAAAAAATTAAGTAGTTCATGGTATTCTGTAAATCCCTCGATATCCATTACCAGTTGAGAGGGTGATGGGTGAGCATTACACCTAAAGCAATTGGTTCGATACATCGAAAGGTTTACACCTAACTTATGTTCCCTACCGCAGTATGGGCAAGTAGGGACCCTCATCCAGCCATGTCTATAATCGTAAGCTCCAAGTCTTTTAACAAAATAAGTACGGAGCTTAGACTTAAACTGATTTGTTATTTTCATCTTTTCTTCTTCCCACAGTTATTACAATAATATTCGGTTTTTCTTTTGGTATAATACTGAGCTTTCTTTCTACCTCCCTTATGAGAGAAGATTGCTCTACGAGGACGTTGCCTATATTCATAAGAATGTACAGCAACCCATTCATGATAACCCAACTTACATCTAAATGTCACCAGTAGTTCTTTCCCTTTTCTTACTATCGGCATCCGGGTTATCTTTCTTCTTAAATTGCTCATCCAACTTACTACCATATACTTCGTCATATTGTTTACGTTGTTCCTTGGTAAACTCTGTACATCTTTGCCTTTCAACATCACATTTGAATAATGCTCTACCGGAAGGAAGACCATCTCTCTGTACTACTATCTCGGCTCGAAGAATATTATCCTTCTCTTCTTGCTCGGTAGAATTAAGACCCATGATAACTTGGGCATTACGTACAATAGCAATTGACCCAGAGATATCATTCTCATCATATCGAGTAAGTCTATGTTTTTTACCTTCACGAGTAATATGGTGAGCAGTCCATATAATATCCAAGTGTAATTCTTCTGCTAAGTTTTGCAGGTCTACATATACATTGGATATTCTTTCGAAATCTTCTCTGTCTCTAGATATTGATGCAAGTTTACCTGCGTAGTCAACCATTAGTACCCTTATATCTATACCCTGGTTACGCAATTGAATTATCTTTTCCCTGATATATGTGACATCGGTAATCATTGCAGGAACCCTTTCAACTACCAATTCAACTCCGAACCTTGCAAGCTTTCTTAAATGCTTTGCCTCGAGTTTATCATATTCACCTGAGTATAATTCTTTCTTGGTTTTATTAATACTTGATTGAATGAAACGGTCCATGATTTGGTCCTGACCATTTTCTGTATCTATGTATAATACTGACTTCTTCATTCTGAGATAACCTCTTGCAAGGTTTACCATGAAAAATGTCTTCTTTGCTTTAGGTTTATCCAATATCACATTTACAGAATGTTCTGGGTAACCTCCTGCATTGGTAAGGTCATTCAATTGCCTATATGGGCAAGGTATTACGGATGGTTCAGATTGTCTTTTAAACTGTCTTTCTGTAACATCTCGTATCATATATAAGGGTTCATCCTCTTTCTTAGGTTTACTTTTCTGAAGTACCTTCTCAATCTTCCTTGAATATTCTTCATATTGTTCGAAGTTATCCAAGTCGAAGGAATCATTTAGGTTCTTCATTTCAACGTAAGTAGAGAACTGATATATCCTTTCCTTGATATATTCCGAATCAGATAAGGGAATATGATACAAATTGCTTATCAATTTTTGAATACTTGGCAAGTCATCCTTAGTTACTAAATCGACGTATGCCTTTGATTCTAGCAATTCTTTTATAACCTGCTTCAGAATATTTTCTGAAGGCATCTTGCCTTGCTTTTTAAAATACTTTGATATGCCCTCGAATATAAGAGCATGTTCTATGAGAACCAGATAACTTGATTTAACCCGACGCAGGACTAAACCACCTTCTTTATCCCTTAGAATGAACCGGAGTATCTCTAACTGGAAGTCCGGAGTAAAACTAAATTTAACTGAGTCTTTAAACTTTTTCATATCTATATTGCAATATTTATAAACTAATAGATTTTGATAGTACCGAGATAGTTCTGAGCATGTTGACAACTATCTAGAAACATACTAATCCACTACCTTAAGCTCAAGTATATTTAATATTATTATTTTATATAAGAAAAAATACTTATATTTGCATAACGAATATTTAAAAGAACATGGGAAAAAGTAAAGGAAATAATGGCTCAGAGCTTCATAGATTAAAACCTATGCAGGAATATGATGAAGCTACATTCAACAGACTTTATAAAGTCTGTAAGCCAGTAATCAGAAATCTTACCCGACAGATTGATTATAAAAGGTTTAACCTTACACCTGATATCATTCAATCTTATTTCTGGGATAAGATGCTATTTGTTTTCAACAAATACTATGGTGAATGTACTGAAGAACATCTTAAAGCAAGAATCCTTGCATCACTTAGTACATTCAAAAATAAATTGCTTCGTTCGGCATACGGAGAACAAGCAGAGTATAATCAAAGTCTCTTTAAGCTTGATGATTTATTCGATAATGATAAAGAGTTAGAGGATGATAGTGAACAAGAGAAAGCTAAATCCGAAATGCTTGATATGATGTATAAATATATGAAGGATAAACTTTCTCCCGATGCCTATCTCTTATTTGAGGTATTACTAACTCCTCCCCCTTTTATTAAAGAGAGACTTGGGGATAGTACTCGAATTACCAACATAATGCTTATAGAGTTTTTTGAAATGCCTAAGACTAATGATTCCATGAGATATATCTCAGAACTTAGACAAGATATCCAATACTGGGAAGATAGAGCTAAGGAAGAACTTAAGTATTAACACAAAAGAAAAGGGGCGTTTCCCAACGTCCCTTTCCCAACAGATTTTCAAAATCAACTATGCAAACACGATTTGTAAAGTGTCCTAATACTAATAACTAATTCAATCTATATTATGAAGTGGAATGAAGTTACTTATGATGATATCTTTTGGATATATCGTAATGTAATAGTCGGTGGTAATTTTTCGATATTCAAAGTCTCTACCGAAGTCTCTTGTAAGAAACTTTCACCAAGCAAATTCCAGCTCACTACAATAGCACCATCTTGGATTCCCTTAGTTGGAGTTCCTCTACCAAAGTTACCATTCAAACCTGTCTCTCTATTAAAGAAGGACTGAGGACGAACGTTCTCCCAGTTGTTAGCATTATCCTGCTTACCTTTA